AAGTACCTGAACTCAAGCATCCCAACAAAAACCCCGTAAGAAGGCTCCTGTGGTCAAACATAAATAGTTCCGTATGATGATTAACGCCCCATAGAAATACGCCAACCCAAAATCCGATGCACATCGGACAGGAAAAGAAATAATGTTTGGGTCTTATTTTATCTAAAATCTTTGAAAAACAAAGAAGCTGCGTGAGCCCATAAGCACAGAGCACAAACATTATGAGGCTCTCTAGAACGGGCCACATTATAAAATGAGAGTCCACCTAGTACCTGTATCTTAATGGAATATAATAATATCCTGGTCGCATCGCACCCTTTTCGGCGGTCTGGGGGACCTCCCCTAGTTCTGTAGACTCTTGGTCTGATGGAGAAAAATAACTCTTTTCAACGTCTTTTTCGTATTGATCAGCCGCGGCCATCGACTCAGCCTCTAAAGTAAGAAACTCAGAGATGGAATAAACTGCCGCCTGCAGGGCGTTGGCCACTGTTGATTCAGGAAGCGTCCCCTCCAAGGAGTTAAATATGTTTCCCCCTCTTACTGTTTCTTTACTCACGATTCCGCGGAGAGCCAGATAATCAAACAGCCGATTCTGCGTATTATAGGTATCATCAATACTGGCTTCTTTGGGAAAAGATAAAATCTTATTTTGCAGAGGGAGGACCACAATATCAATATCCTCGTGGTCCATAATTAAAAGGTTGCCATCGAGAGTTTTGCGCGCTTTAAGCTCAACACTGGTTTGTGGGCCCCCAACTTCAATACTAATCATTTGATTCGACCTCTTTAACGAGGGGTTGAATCTGTAAAATTGACTTAACCATTTTATCGGTTGGTTCGGACCTACTAAATGACTCCAAGAGGGTCAAAACCTTTTGGGTTTTTTCTGTCATTGTCGAATCATCAACTATTTCTGTTATTGTCAAAGATTTTTCCAAAGTTGTTTTCAAGCGGCCTATTTCTTCATTTAAATAAACCTTAAGCTCAAGGCCGTTATTGTGGAAGGAAGAGACATATACCCCCAAAAGCTTTTTTTGTTCATCAAGGAGATCTTTATACTCATTATTAAACTTTTCTACAAAGGTGCGATATACGATATTATCAATGGGCTCTAGCTTTTCTTCTTGAACCGAGGCCTCCGCGGACATATTCTTAATAATGGAATCCTCAAATAAAACCTTCTGCTTAATGGGTGTCTTATCATTAAAAATTGCCGAAATGGTCGCAAGTGATTTATAGTTAGGAATAAAATTGTTCCACACGTTGGCCGGCAACTCTTTATTAATTCTGGTAATGATCTTGCTTTGGGCGCTGAAGCGGTTATTTGGACTTATTCGGCCGAAAGCACTCTTCGTTTCTAAAAGAATCTTTTCGGCAACAATTCCAGCCACCCCTTTTGTTTCCAAAAGTGTTTGATAGAGGCCCAATTCCTGGCCTAGCACCTCTTCTTCGGCAAACCCCTCTTTTACGATATCCAGCAATGTATCTCGTTTAGATGCATCCTTTTCTATAATTGTTTTAGCCAGCTCTCGGACCAAGACTTCATATAAAAAGGCTGTGTTTCTTTTTTTGTTATGTTTCACTTTCACCGGAAGGAGCCTCCAAATCTTTTGTCTCTAATTCAGTAATTAGTCTACGAATGGCACTAGTATTTTCTAATAGTTTAATCTCGTCGTTATTATAAATAGAGTCTTCTCTCTCATAAAGTTTATTAATCCCTTTAAAAAGATCACGCGTAGCAGAACTCTTGAAAGGGCGAGCTTCACTTCTAAAGTGTCGCGTCATAGGACCTTTTCCCTCGCGGTCGTCGACGCGCTTGGGGCGGTACCTCTTCTCTTTCGAGTCCCGGGTGGTGGTAGTATAATTCTTATAGGTGTTATCTCTAGAACCATCATCCCGTCGTGCTGGGGGTGCGGCCAAAAGACTTGACTCATCACCCTCTTCGCCAGCCGGCGCTTCACCTTCGGCCGGTGGTGCACCCTCTCCTTCAGGCGGAAGTCCCTCTTCCGGGAGGGGTTCACCCTCCATTCCTTCGGGTGTGGGACCCCCCATAAGACCCCCTCCGGCTGCTTCTTGCGCAGCTTGCTCGCTGACAGCTTCTAGGCTAGCCTGATAGGCTCGATCATAATAAGCTTCGCGTTGGTTTCTCAGGAACTCCTCATCGGACATGCTAAAGATATTTTTGGATATCCAGCGCTTACTAAACATTCCCTCGGTGGCAGTATTTGCCACATCCATCTTTGTTCTCCACTGTTCTAACTCTTGTAGTTCAGCCAACTTCGACGGGTTGTTCAAAGACAACTTAAATGAAACCAAATCATTGGCGCGGAAGCCCAAAGTATACAAGTGAACAACGGCAATCTTTTCTAACTCGGACATTAGAGAGCGCTGCAACCTCTGAATAGTGCGCGCGAACCGAATGTCCTTCTGAGCCAAAGTGGTTTTATCCTCCTCGGCGCCTTCGCCCATGGAAAGATAAGATTGTGGAATTTTGATAGCCGAGAACAGTTTATCACGAATATATTTTACATCATCAATATCGTTTAGGCTGGCGGCGCCGGGCAACGTAGTGATTTCAGAACCCACTCCGCCGCGCACAGGAATAAAGTAGTCCTCTTCTACTGAGAGTGGGTTATATCTTAAGTCCACACGGCCTGTTGTCTCATTAACAAGCTGGTTTCGTTTCATTGAAGTCTTAACTTTTTCCATATACTGTTCAATGTCCTGCGGAGCAATGTTCCCCACATCAATCTTAAAAACTCTACGCTCTGGCGCACGAACCACACGATATGCAAGCATCGCATCTTCTATCAAAACTAGCTGGCGCCAGATACGGCGCGCAGGGTCGAGGACGGAGGTACCATATGGTGAATATTTGTCATTTCCGAGAATTCTGAAGTGAGCTACCTGCCAGTTTTCAAACGTCATACCGGCACTGTTCCACTGATATTGTACATAATTGGGATTTGTTGGATCTTGGCCCTCTAGCCTCTCTACCTCATTAGGGGGGAGACCGATGACGCTTTTTACACCCATGGTTTCATCAATATCTAGGTACAAAAAGAAGTCGCCGTACTTGCACATTGTGCGCGCCCAGCCAAAACAGTTAAATTCAATGTTTAACATGTCATAAAAGAGAGACTCTAAAATTGACTTGATTTCATCATTTTTAGTATCAATGTTGAGGAGTGGATTATAGTCGTTTGAGGTTGTCATTTCATCAGCATAAATATCCATAGCAGATGCTATCTCTGGCATGTATTCCATCTGATCAAAGTCAATATATCTCTCGCTGCGATTCTGATTTCGCATCGCATGCGATGTTAATAAATTATAATTACGTGAAAGATTGTCCTGAGTGACCTTAAACTGCTGGCCACTTAAACTCTTAAAGCGAGTGCTATATTTATCTAGCCCGGTTCGTCTGTCTGCGCGCGTTACTTGAGCGCGATAGTTGACGAGGGGTCCAGAAAAAATCCGCGTCAGTCTCTTAAATAGAGGAGATGCCGGATTGCGTGGGTTATTACGCTTTGTTACTTTGTTTTTATCATTAGGCGCCATTTATTTTATCCTTTAATAATGCTCATATATTGTTCATTAAACTCTTTTGCTTTTTCTTGCTGATTTTCTTTCTGCGATCGCCGGTGACCTAGCATTCCGGGAATAGTAGTAGACAGCTTCGTACTTTCAGTCGACATAGCCGATAAAAACTGCTTATCATATTCTAAAGATCGTTGATTTTCTACCAATACCATATCTCTCACCCAACAGCCAATCGCAAATGACATCACCAAATCATCGTTGTACGACCTCATCGCTTGAGGTTTGCCGTGATGCCAAATAAACGTTTTCATCTCTGATAACAGGCGACTAGAGTTAATCTTAATTAGTTTGTTTCTCATAAACTCTTCCATCTTTGATATCACTAGTGGTCGTGTCTTTATGGAAGTAGTAAAACCGGGAATTACGTTTGTTTGCCACTGTGCTGTCACTGGATCAACGAATTCATTACTACCTTTCGTACAATGATATAAGTTATTATATCCGGTATCTTTCATCTTTTTAAGAACAGCGTAGCCAATATTATTATTTTCAACCACCACCATACAATTCCCATACTCTTTTGCAGCGCTTAAAAGAATATCCGCATAGTCATCTGGATTTGGCTTCCCAATATATTCAGCGACCACCTCTAGGGTGTTCAACTTAAACACATGAAATGCAGAATTATCTGCGCCGTCACCACGAGCGACGTCTGCGGCGATCATATAAGTTTCACCATCTTTACATTCTTCCCAAATCCAATAATTCCTATCAAACCCAGTACGATACTTTGGTTCTACAACGGTTTCAAGGTACCATTGAAGGTCATCCGGGTGAATAACTGTCTCACCTGAAACATTAAAGTTACACTCTAGCTCTTGCGCAATTTGGCGCTTTGACATATTCGTGGTTTCTTTTTCAAACCACGCGGGGTCTCTATCGGGGTGTACATCCCAGAGCAGTGTAGTTATATTAAAAGGTGTTGTTCCCGACTCTGCCCCCACACAAGTTTTATGAAACCAATTACCAACTCCATTGGGGGTTGACAAAGCAATACAGCGGCCACCGGTTGACAACGTGGGATAAAGAGCAGTCCAAAGTTCTTCCAAGCGCTCAACGTGAGCAGCCTCGTCAATAACCAATAGCGACAAAGCCTCAGAACGACCCACATCGCCCGAAGTAGAGGCAGCTTTGATCTGAGATCCATTCTTTAATTCAAATGAAGTTCTGTTATCGACTTCGATGGGAGATAGCTGCATCCACTCTGGAAGATTTTTCATAATCTTCTTGACTTTTCTCACCAAGTTGGTGGCGGTTTGCAGCTTGGTGGCCACCACTAAGATGTTTTTGTCGCGATGAAATAACATCAGCCAACTAATATAAGCGGCCGTGATAGTAGATATCCCAAGCTGGCGAGCTTTAAGTATTACGTTGAAGCGATAGTCGTTAAAATCATTTAGAAGTTGCTGTTGATAATCGTAAGCCTTAAATGGAACTAGCCCCTTTTGAGGGTGAGAAATACGACAGTAACTAGTGGTGAAATAGACCGGATCTTTTCCGGCTTTAACTATTTCTTTTAAAATCTCCTGCTTGGTGGGGGCGTATCCCATGTCGCGAACTTACTTTTTCCGAGTGTCATTGGATGGCCTTTTATTAGGCTTAAGCGCAAGAAATTTTCGTACAGCTGCGTCTAATCGGTCTTCCGATGGTTCTAAAATTTCCTCTATATCTTTAAGGCCACCAATTTTATAATCGCATTGTGCTTGTACATCTGAACGGTAGTTAGATGTTTTCTGAACTAAGATCCGCGGTTCGCCAACCTTTGTCAACGTGAGCTTATTACCAGTAACCGACTTGTATTCTTTTTTAAGGAAAGAAGCAATTTTAGCTATCATACCAACTATCTCATTTTCAAACCCGTTCTGTGCCACATCCTTTAAACGAATCTCTGACTGGTATACTACTGTCAAAATAGGACCACTAAACTTAACCTTAAAACCATCGATGACGCGTCGGTCATTAATAGGGTGGCCCTCCTCTCTCTTCAGCCCAACTTTTTTACCTTTGCCGTCTGCGTTATAACTATCCACGTGTGTGCCGTCATAAGCATTCGCAGCGGCCTGTGCAATTCCGCGGATAATTTCAAGTGTCGTCGCCATTGTTTGTCTCCTTAGTGGGTCGCCAACCTGACGACCATCTTTCCTCTCTAGCCTCTACCCATTTTATATAACAAAGCCGACAACAGTCGTATTTATTCATATAAAGTCCGTCGCGGACATTAAATGAGTACCTATCACAAACAGGACAAGTCCTATTATGATCTCTAGTAAGTAGTTTTTTATTTATTAAAAATCCGT